CTAAGATTTGGAGTAGCCAAGCAACTGAAGATAGCCTTGCGTGGTCTTAAGGTTGGTATGGCCTAAGCGGTGGGATATTTCGAAGAGGCTCATGCCGGCATTGGCCCATAGAGAAGCGCGGCGGTGCCTGAGGTTGTGCCAGGAGAAAACCGGCAAATTCAATTTGACGATCTTGCGTTCCAGGAATCTCGGCAGCACCCCATACGGAAACACCTTACCTTTTCCGATCTCGGTAATGCAGTCCGGCTTCGGGATACGGCGCGGAGTCAGGTTGGAGTTCCGGCTCTTGCGGGTCCATAATGTGATCAGGTCGCCGTCAATGTCGCTGTACTTAAACCGGACCGCCTCCATGATCCGACATCCCGTCTCGTCCACGAATTCAATCAACAAGCGCTGCTTGTCGGTGCATTCAGCTTTCACAGCTTCGATGTGTTCGGCCGGCGGTATGTATTTCAGATTGATGTCGATCGGGTAAAAATCCAGATTGAAAGGATTTCTAAGGTCCAGGTCATAGATTTTGTTTCCGTAATTGAACAGGGCTTTCAACGCCCGGAGCATAGAATTAACCTTGAAATTGGATTTTTTGGTGCGTTTGAGCCGGTTGGCTTCTTTGATCAGTAAGGCATTGGCCATCGACTTGCTAAGCTCGCTGACATAGATGTCACCAAACTCAGCCAGGACTCTTTTGAAATAACGGTGGTTCTCCCGGTAATAGTCCTTGGATTTTTTGGCCTTGATCTCGTCAAGCCGGTCTTCCATTAAAACTTTGAGTTTAATATCATTGACCGGGTTCCGCGCCTGCGCGTCCAGTTCCTTCAGGCGCTCCCGTTCAGCTTTGGCACATTCGCCCTTGGTCAGGTAAATGGCCTTGCTATGATACTTCTGGCCCAAATACTGTCCGGAATAAAACCATCTCGTTCCTTTCTTAATCTTTCTTTTGTACTGTCCCATGCTTCCCTCCTATCATTACGAAGAGCTTTTCAAATTTTTGGAAACTCTCCACCAATGCCGGAAAGCGGAAGGTAACGAAATATAAGGCTTCCTGGTGCTTCTTTAAAAGATCCAATATCTTGCAGAAATATTCCATTTCATAGTCAGTGGCATTCAACTTTCTGAATTCATCCTCAAGCGCTTCAAGCTGTTTAATGACACTCGATAAATCATCAACTATTCCGGAAACAATAATTACGCCCTGCTCAAGGCTGTTATACGGCTGATAGTACATCATCGATCACCCCCTTTGACTTTGTTAGAATGTTCAGTTATCTAAAGAGCATATGCATAGTGGGTACTCGGGTTTAGGGTGTTCTGTTTCCTGCTTAATTTAATGGGTTGAAAAATGAGAGCGGGTCTATAGGAGGTTTCTATGGACTCGCCCATGATGACGGTGCAGGAGGTAGCGGATTATTTTAAGGTGTCTTTGAAATGGGTCTACAAAAACAAGGCTCAAATTCCAGGCTTCCTTAAGATTAACGGGCTTATCCTCTTTAACCGTCAAACCCTGCTGGAACACACTCAAGGGCTCATCCCCACTAAAAAGGTAAGGAGCGACGGATCTTATTCAGACCGCCACTCCTTGCTTTAAGTTCCAGGGCGCCCATCTATTCGGTGGGCGCCTTCTTTTTGGCGCGAGTCTGGCGCTGAATGATGCCGGCTTCCGTCAACATCGGCTTCAAGGTCGCCATTTGTCGCTTGATCTTTTCCAGATCGTCCTTGAGCTTGGTTTCCTGTTTCGCCAAGCCTTCGTACTGCTCCTTGCCCTGCTTGATGAATTCATCGAATTGCATCTGTGCCATTTTCTAATCTCCTTGTATTGCCCTGGCAAAATCTTTCAGGGCTTTTTGGGTTAACTTCCAGTCCTCTCGTTCCCATTGTTTGCGTCGGGCGATTATGCCCTTGCGTGTGTAAGTCTTTTTCCCCTTCCTCCTTTTCTTCTTGGGTTTCGAATTGAGTAACAAGGCTCCGGTCAATAAGGCGGTTTCAAGTATTCCCATAGCGCCTCCTTTCTGGGGCAACTATAAAGGAAAGTATTTTATTTTGTCATTGAACAAGATCGGAAGATTTTAGACAATTTTCCACGTCGTCGATTGAACGGGCGATCAGGTAGGTGTGATCAAGCTTTTCAATCTTTGATTGATAGGCTTTTTGGTTGTCGTTTTGTTTGCCTTTTTCATTCTTAACCTCCAAATGAATACACCTTCCATTATGTAAAAAAACAAAAAAGTCCGGACTTCCCTTCTTGCCGAATCGGATAAACCGGTCATTTGTTTTCAGGGCGCCGCTGTTATTCTTGATATAAACAAGCCTCCCTTGGTTTTCCAAATAATTTAAGTACTGCTCGATGGCAGTCTGAATACCGCTTTCCTTCATGCCTAAATTGTACCACGATTCGGCTATTACTTCTAGCGTATGCTATAATTAAGGCAACCAACCAAAGGAGGAGGATAATGAAAGCATTGTCTGTCGTACTCGTATTGCTCTTTACATCGATGGCTACGGCCGGGGATATCCCTGTTTACGAAACCATTACCACTTGGAATAATTACGCGATCAGGTTTGATGAAATTTCCGGGATTCGGGTTTATATCAACCCGGATAAAAGCGCCGCCGTTAAGTCGGTCCAAGTGTACGTGAGAAACGAAAAAGAGATCTTTTACTGGTTTTGTCACAAAGGCGAAACCCACATCAGGCAAAAACAAAATTAAGCATACTGTTTTCAGGAGGGAGAGAGATTAACGCTCTCTTTTTTTATTGTACTTATCCACAGATATTTTCCCGATGTCGGGAAGACATAAAAATTAAAAATTAATGAAAGCTTAATCTTTCCTAAGGTTAAGCAACTAGACCACTAAGCTTAAATATGCTAATATATTAATATCGATGTTCCACCATCGGTTAATCATGGGGATTAAGTCGGGATAGAGTGATCTTCAAACTTTATCTCGATGTAGATTGACAAATTTATATAAGGGGCCTTACACAACAAGAGTGTTCAACTGTTTTCCGGAGGGTGTAAGGCCCCGCCGGGAACGGTTTAACACTCTTTTTGTTTATTGATGACGGCGACGAGTATCCCAATGGCTCTATCGTACCAAAGGGTCAACCACTCACAAGGTGGTTCACTGAAAAGTGGGTTTTGCTCCGATAACCATTGCCGTCGTCATCAGCGAATAAGCTGATAATCAAATTAGCAGGGAGCCACATACAATCTTTGAAAAAATAGTTGGGAGTGGCCACGCCAGAGGGAGGGCAAGTCTGGCAGATGGATTTACAATCCTAAAGACAGGGTAGAGTATTGGCAACTCGTCACGCTCATAACGTGAATTGATGCAGGTTCGATTCCTGCCCCTGTTACTATCAGTCTGACACAAACACCTAAGAGGGAAGACTTAAAATTAGCCTCAAGGTTCTCAAAAACGGATACTCCAACCTCAATCATGAGGTTAAAATAAGTTCTTAAAATTTTTCCCAAATTTTTATACATTATTTGTATTAATAATGGATAAACACTAATCGAAGAACAAGGAAACAAGACTTATGATTAGGTAGAGAAATGGCTTGCGGAGTGTGTTATGTAATACAATAGTCATACAATAGTCATACATGAGAAATAAACAATACAAAGCTTACTCCTACAGACTTGAGGATAAGACAGACAGAGCAATTAAAAATTTGGCGTCGGAAAACGGCGTAAGCAAAAATTTGCTATTCAAAGGATTAATTTACTTAGTTGAACAATATGGATTGCCCAAAATGCAACACTACAATGAAAAGAAAAAAAAGGCCAAAGGAAATGCTTAAAAGACTTACATACTACTTTACTGAATGGGATGTATGCCCAAATTGTAAATATATAAAACACTACGAAAAGTTTAAAGTATATGGTCAACATCGACACCCAAATGAATAAATTTCGGCGCCAGAAATCGATCGAGGGCTTGAAGCAGACCTTAATCAGAAAAGGCATTTACAAAAAAGCCGCGCCGCAAGAAAATCCAAACGTCACACCATTCAATCCAAAAGTCGAACAGATCAAAGACCATGACACACGCGGAGCCATGCGCGAGATGCGCTATACCGGCATCTCGGCAGCCGAATACGACAAGGAACTCGATGAGATAATTAATAAGCAATAAAAAATATGAAAATCCATTGCCCTAATTGCGGTTACGAGGGGGAACCAAAAACAAAAAAACGCGGATCATGCTTGTTGCTTATTTTCTTGTTTATGTTTTTTATCATTCCAGGAGTATTTTATCTTTTGTGGATGGCATCAAACAATAAGAAAATTTGCCCGAAATGCGGCTACGAGCATATATATAAAATTTAGCCACACAAGCCCCGTAGACGCACGAAAATAAAAAAACGTCCAATCTGTCATGAATGGACGTTTTTGTTTGTTCTGGCTTTGTTTTTGGTTCAGAATGACTATTTGTGTGTAAGGCTGACAACCAACATTTCGAATATTGCTTTTAGTCCTGCGCGAACCGCTAAAAACAGCGTTCCGATCCAGGCCCCGTTTTTTACCGCTTCTAAAGTGATATTATCTATTTCGGTTCCCATTATCAAAGCAAAGCCGGTCAGGAAAGAAACGGCAGAGCTGATGAGGTAGCGCTTGATTGTTTGTGTCATAGTTTTGTAATTGAGATAATTATTTGAACGGCCGGTAACCGGCTTCGTAATCGACCTTTTTACAATAAACCCAGATCTCCCACATAGCCGGATTGATCACCGTATCAAAATCCCATCCGCCATAGACCAGGGCGTTGATGAATTCCGTGTCGTAGATCTTGTATAACTGGTTTGTTTTCAGTAATTGCCGGTGCAGCCAAAAATTCTTGAACCGCATCGTAAATTCGGCCAGCCAGTTCTGTTCGCGTCCGTACCGGTGATACGCGGCCGGTTTCATCCAATACTGGCCGTATTGCTTAGCGAAATAAGGCGCTGGATCGACCGAACCGCCAAAGCCATTATTCTTATTTAAGGTGTTTCCGTTCCTATCCACAAAATAAAGCTCTACGTGTTCATGGTCGCCTGTGGTGTATTTCCCCGTATTGTCGGCCGAAGCAATAACCTCTCCGGCGCCAACCTTTATGCCTTTTTGAATTTTATCAAGGTTTTCGAGGTGGTGATAATAAAAGGTTTTGAATCCAAGATCCTTATTCCAAATTTCAATTCCTGTCCCTCCGTCCTTACCGTAACCGCACCATGATATAATTCCGTCATGCATTGCTATTATTGAACATCCCCTCCTTGCCCGAAAATCAATTCCCGGGTGCCCCTTTAAACCCCATTGCTTGTAAAAATCCAAATAATTAACTCCGAACGGTTGATTGATATGAACGTCCCGGACTGGGAGCAGTAGCTTAACCTCCGACATAAAATTATTTTTGAGTAATTAATGTTTTTACGTCCTTTCTAATCTCGTCCACGGTAAGAATCAGCGCGTCAAACTCGATCCGCGTGGGAGTAGCGGAGTATTGAGTTTTGATTTCAGCAATGGTTTTAGCGTTTTGATCAACACGGTTGCTCATAACGCCAAGATAAAAGATACTGGCGCACATTGTTACGACCATGCCGGCTGAAATGAGAGTTTCTTTTGTAAATTTTGTTTCTGGCATATTGCTTATATTTATTCAGAAATTGATTTCTTAATAACGTCGTACCCGATGCTATAATTCTTCACGTATGCCGTACAATAAACGTTATGCCCCGACCTGACATATAATTCAACTAATGCGCCATCTTCACTATCAGCAATATCATCCTCGCCTATTGTAATGTCTTCCTCATATTCAATATAAGAAGTTGATGTTGATGCTCTTTGAGTTCCAGCCGCTGAACCATTAATATATATTGTCGCATATGCGTTATATGGCCCCGTTTCTGATGTGATCTGCTTCATTTCAAATTTTACTTTGACAGTTCCCGGCACCCTGACTTTAAATTCTTTTAACTCAGTGTAAGTTTCCGATTTTATATTTTCTTCTGCATTGTCCTCTTTTTTAACATTATCACTCGCAATAAGTCTTTTAACACTCTCCTCGAATTCTTCTTTAATAATTAATAATTCTGTAGCCGATAAAGCAATTCCGACTAAAATAACATAAGTTCCCGGTGTTGTTCCAATCCCACCACTATCTTGAACATAATATTTTAAGCCAGCAGAAAGACCAGAAAACCCCGGAACAACGCCATTCTTTTGCAAAGTGGCTGCGATTCCATCGGAAGTGTTATTTACGACAAAACCGATGAATAGCAATTTTGTCGCATCGTTTGAATCGCATTCATAAAGCTCGCCATCTACGCTACTAATAAAAACAGGTGCTGGAGTGGTGGCCCCACCTATGGTTTCACCTCCAGTTCCTTGTACCGGCAGATCGTGATTGACTTCTTCGACTGATAATTCATCACCGCTCGATTTTGGCCTGGCTATATCTGACATATTCAAGAATTAATAATTAAATGCTTTGAAAAGTATATTTACAGGAAACAACTAAGGCTGTATTTGTGTCCTTAACCCAATTAAGCCCGGCAATATGGCTCCATAATTCGGTATCGTCTATAAAATTGCCGAATTCAGTATAATTGCCAGAGCATTCGCCTTCCGTGAAGATGGCAGTCAGGTAAAAGACGTTGCCACTTTCAGAGCCGCTGTATGTATCATTTCTATAATCTTCATTGAATAATCCCGTATCGTTCGCAGACGGCGTACCCGCGCCGGTACCTAAAGCCATTTTGGTGATTTTGGCTTCCCCCCCGTACGATGTGGCTCCGGACTTTAATATTCGACAGAATACATTAAAACCAGCATCGCAGATCACGTTCTTCTTTACATCGGTTTTAACCTTCGGGCCGAGGCGGTATGACTTCATTAAGTGCGGATATTTGTCGCGCATGGATAAAATGAATCGATTTATGGCCTTATCGAATTTGTCGAGCTTTGATTGATCGTAGAATTCGGCTGTAATTATGCCTGTGGCGATTGCTTTTTGATTGACTTGCATATTGATTATTTTAATTTCATTGAAATACTTAATCTGCCCGGGCGCTTGGGGTCGGTATGGCTTGAAGGGAAGTATGGACCTAAAACCATAATGGGAAGAACGTTCGCGCCGAAGGGGTCTTTTTGAATGTCCTCGTCTGCCTGCGCCGTTTCGTGGTCCTGATATGGTTCTACTCGGTTAATTTCCTCCTGGGCGTTGACGGTTTCATTCAGTACATAGGATTTTTTTAAGACCACATTGTCATCAATCTTAATTTCCCTGTTCTGATCGATCAATAATTTCTGTAAAAAGCTGATTATCCCGATAGTCCGGAGTGAGGCCACTTCCGCCGTCCAAAGCCCATCCGTTGCCGTTCGCATCGTGAGCGTCACTCGCTGGATCAGGAACAGGCTATTTAGACCCCTGATATCCGACTGGATGGTGATGTTCTGGCCGGCGCGAAGTCCGGTGCTGTAGGTCTGAAAGCTGCCTTCCGAGATTTTACTGGCATAGGCTTCCAGTTGCGAAACGCCGTATTGCCTGGCCTCTTCTTCCGAACTTATCTTTGAATCCTTGACGCTGAACTCATATTCGCCATACATCGCGATACTGGCGTCATCCTGGACCTGGGCGATAATGGCATAGAGCGGCGTGCCGGACATGGAAATATCAACGCCTGCGCCGGGCGCAACCTTGAATCTGATATATTTTTCCTGGTAACTCCAAAAGCAATCATGTGCGTCTTCGCTGTGCAAGTTGTCGATACCGACATCCTGAGCCACGCCCCCGACCGTGACGGTCGGTTCATTGGAAAATTTATAGGACAAGGGAAAAACGAGTTTTGTGCCGTCGCCCTTGTAGGTTTCAGCCCTTTCTGTTCCCTTGATCTCTCCTCCTTCGATAAATACCCTGTTCCGGATCTGCGTCAGGTCATCGATGATCTCCAAGGAGTTGAAAATATAATTGCCGCCGTCATCGCTTAAATAAAAAGGTGCGCCTTCCGTATTCTTGGCAAAAAAATGAATGTCCTTGTCATAGCCGATATACCAGTTGAAATTCACCTGTTCGGCTAGAATCTGAAGGCACCGGCTCACGGACACGCGATTAAAGGCAATGGATGAAATGGTTAGATCGCAATAGACGCTGTTGGCCGTGAAATCGGTCAGGTAGGTTGCGTTGATATCGTCAATAATCTCCTTAACCGTTTTGTTTTCGTATCTTTCAATCACCAGTTTTTTATCAAGATAGTGCGTCCAGTCCTTGCAGGTTACTTCATATTTCAAGACGCGGCCTTCGATTCTTTCTTTCACAGTGGTAATGACGCCGGCGAAAATCGTGTAAATAATGCCGTCCGTTACTTCGATCTCCTCGCCGACCGCAGGCACCCATGATTTACTGCCATATAGTTTTGTTTCAAAGGTCAGAGAATTCGGCTGTGAATTTAGAACATCCTCCAAGGTGAATGAATCCCAAGTTATATAATTTGTCCTGTCGTTTCCCTCAACAGTAACGGCTATGGTCATAATTTTGTGCTATATCCCAATTTCTTAATGATCATATCGCCGATCCTCTCCGCTGCTCGGCTATCTAAAAGCGTATTACCGGAAATGGTAATGTTGATTCCGCCGGCTCCGGCCAACTGATGATTAGGAGTAATGAAACCGCTTGCGCCCGGGGTGAAAAGCTCCGGGCCTTTTTCTCCGACCAGGTAACTGGTGCCGGCGCTTACCGGACCGCCGATAGCCTTACCGCCGCCGAACGCCCATTTCAAATTCGAGCCTACATTCTTCCAGGCATCACCGACATTTTTAAGAGATAACTGGTCAAAGGCTCTCAATAATTCTTTTATGCTTTCAATGGCCTCTTGTATCCAGCCGACCATTTTATCTAATTGGCCCTTAACCCAATCGACTCCAGACGTAAATATTTCTTTTATTGTTTCCCAGATAAATTTCAGGCTTTCTTTTGATTCATCCCAATTAGTGACCACTGAATAAATACCGGCTATCAGACCGGCAATTAAAGCACCGCCAAGAATAAAGGGGGCCAATGCCAAAGCTCCTGCCGCAAAAGCCGCAACCAATCCCCAAACAGCTGGGGCCAAGGCACCGGCAATCGCACCGGCCACCATGTAAAAAACTGTCTGATTCTCTTTTAGAAAATTAACGACGGCAACCGTTTTATCGCTTAAAATGCCGATATTGTCACTCAAGGAAACAATAGCCTTTTTAGCTAAATCGAAAATACCGGTTTGTTTGACGAATTCAGATGAAGCAATGGTAAGCGTATCAATTAGATTACTCCAAGACTGGTTTAAGCTTCCTGTTTGATTGATGTAGGCATTAAAGAACCTCCCTCCCTCATCGTTGGCCTTGTCGAACATTTTCACCAACACATCAAAAGACACATTCCCATCTTCGATGAAATCACCAAGTGCCTCGCCGGCCAATCCAGTCTCTTCCTGCAACATCTCGAAAATTGGAATACCCGCATAAGCGAATTGCTTGATGTCGACGGTTTGTGCCTTTCCCAGGGCAGCAACTTGTTGCAGGTTGACAATGATTCGGTCAAGTTCAGTCTGCCCCTTGCCCATAGCAGCCAAACCCTCCCCAACGTCCAGTATGATATCTGTTGCTTTATCGCCATCTTTAGTGACTGAAGAGAGAAGTTGAACGGCCGTTGTAAGTCCAGTCAATTCAAAAGGCGTTCTTTTTGCCTCCTCTTTAATTCTCTTTATCGTCGCTGAAGCCTCTTCCGCAGATCCCAAAAGAGTTGTTAATCCGATTTCTGCGGTTTCCAGTTGGCCAGCAGTTTTCAGACCGAATAGACCCACCGAGGCAGTAATCCCGGCAAGCGACAAAGCAAAGGCATTACTGGCTCTTTTTGCATCTTCCAATTTATTGGTCAATCCTTTGAAAGTCGCGCCAGTATTATCCTTCCCGTTTATTATTATTTTTAATTCTTTTGATGACGACATTTGTTTTGTTCATCAATGAATAAGATCAGATCATTTATAAACTCCCATTTTTGATTAAAGAATTCTTGCTCGGTCCATTTCATCTCCAGGCAGATATAGACTTTAAGCGACCTAAAGGTAAGTTTGCCGCTTCTTAAGAAGTTGGCGAACTCGTACCTTTTCGGGCCGCTTTGGCTAAAAAATCTTGAACCACATCCAAGCCGGTCTGAATCTTTTCAAGATCTTCGATGTCCAACATCCTTAAATTATCCACGGTGATCTCTATCCGGTTTCCTTTTTCATCCTCGGCATCCCAGCCGACCATCAGGTTCTTGATCATTAAATATGTGGCCCTGATTCTGTTTTCCTCGCAGTATACTGCCTCCATATCAGCCGCCAACAGACCATCCTTTATCTCCACTGTGATCCCTGACTTAGGGAGAATGATTTTTTTAATTTTTCTATTGTCTTTAAGAATCGGCATAATTTTAATTTGAGGCGGCTATGATAAATAAAGTCACAACCGCGCTGATTATTACTGTTAGTATTTTTGTAGTTTTACTGAATTCCATATTAGTAGCTTGCGGTTAAGTTAGTAAGTACGCAATCGAGCATTTTCGAATCTGTCGAGCTGTAAAAGGCTTTGAACGACAGCGTTTGCCGGACGATCTCATTTTGGTCGCTGGTCTTGGCCCATTCCGTCAGCTTAACCTTGGCCAGATCGATCACCAGTCCTGGGTTGGCGGAATCGCCGATCGTGGTGCCGGTATCAGTGATATTGATCCGCAGCGCCTTTTGCGTGCCGGCCAAGGCCAAAGCCTTATAAGTAGTAGCGTCGTAAAGCAGTTCAATGTTGCCGGTGATGGCGAATTGCTTATTGAGGAAGTCCTCCGGCTCATCATCCCCAAGCACATCGTCGCTCTCGATATTTTTTTCGATATTGAGTTCGACATTCTTAACTGATACCTCGCTTGCCGCCGCCAGGCCGGCCAGATTGTCGGCAAATTTGACCGATATATCCTTGGCGAGAAAATTGTTTTCGGCGGTATAAGCGGGCGTGTTGGCGGCCGCCGTTCCCAATTTAGCCATAAAATTGGCGACAAATTCGACAAAACCGCCTAATTCGGCCTTTATACTCAAGGCAGACAATACCGCGTTGACGAATTTTAATTGTTCGTTGGGATTTTTGACTTCCAAAGTCAGGCTATCGTGCTGTGCGTCCTGTTGGACCGCATATGTGTGATCGTAAACAGCGGCGTTCGGCGCGTCTTTGGCATCGCTTGATACTGTCCCCAAAGCCCCTAAAAGCAGCAGACCGATAGAGGCGTCGCCGACCTTACCTGACACTTCCCCTTCAGCCCATTTTTTTGTTACTTTGAAATCCTGCGCGTCCTCGATAACGCCCAGGCTATTTTCATCAACTACGCCTTCGAACTTATCGTCTACGTCGCAATTGATTTTTTGAAGCCAGAAAGACGGCGCGACTGCGGTGCCTCTTTCCGTTTCCTTGCCGATACCGGCTTGGATTAATCTCCCGATGAATTTGCTCATATTATTTTGTAGTTAATTCTTTAGCTTTTTCTTCGGCCTCCTTTAGCGAATTGGCTTTCACCGTGATCTGCTTGCCGTTCACGTCCGGAAAGAAGTATTTTTCTTCTCTGGTTTTGATTTCATCGCCCATCTGGACGGCCTTATTTTGTATTTTTGGCATATATTTATGTAAGTGAATAAATCGCGAAACACTCCAAGGTGAATTCAAGCACCCTCTCTTTGTTCCCCCTGTCCGCCCAACCGGCAATGCCTTTGATATTCGAATTATAGCAAAGACCGCCAAGCGTATAATCATCCTCAAATTTCCCCAAAATCGTGTCCAGGAGAGCTTCAACGCGTGATTCTGCCTCCTCGGCGCCGATGCCGTCCTTGTCGAGCTCCTGATATATTTTGATTTTAAAGCTGTATTTCCTCGTATCTTCTGCGGTTGTTTCCAGTTCGGTCTCTATCGCGTCCAAAATCACGACAGCGGAGGGGTAGCCGTCCAATTCGCCTTTCTCGTAGCCATATACTTTCTTAATGCCGTCAATGGCTTCCAGGTGGGTTTTAATGCCTGTTTTGATGCTTGAATACATTTATTTGGCTAAAAATTTAATTACTGCGTCCAGCGCTTTGTCGAAAAGGTTGTTTACGCCGCGATCCGTCTTGCTTACGGTTCTGTCTACGAATTTGTTAGGTTTATTGCCCGGATGATTGACGCGGCGAGCGAATACTTTTTTACCGCCTATTTTGAACGCCAGGACTTTTTTCCGGACTGGGGTTATAGTGTGCGGTTTCGATCCTTCATGGACCGGCAGGGCATATTTTACGGTGGGATATATGGCTACGCTGATCGGCCGGTAATCCATGGTAATGCTTCTTTTCAAGGTGGCGGTCCTGACAGGCACTTCTTCCTTTTCGGTTTTTAGGATGAGCTTACCGGCGTTTTTTGTGGCCGTTTCCAGTTCCTTGCCGATTATTTTCGGTGATTTTTTAAACGCCGCTTGCAATTCTGCCAGGTTGTTGATTTTAAGCTCATAAGCCATATTAACTGTTGAATTTGGTCAAGATCGCTTCTTTCCGGGCCAAGGCGCCAAAACCGTATGTCTTGATTCCGCTGACTGTGTAATTCTCGTCATTATGGGTGATTCTGTCGGTTTTCTTGATATCCGCGTCCGCTGTCGTTATCAGCTTGAAAGACTCAGCCGGATTTCCCTCGGTCAGCATGGTGTCTTCCGCGCTCAATGGGGCGATATAGGCTTTGATTTGGCCGCTTATACCGTAACTTTCCTTGTTGTCGGCACTGGCCAGGCGGTAAACATCGATTGTATTTCTAAAAAACACCCTCATAATTTTGGTTTGATATTGGCCGCCAGTAAGGCCTTAACGTCATCGGACAGGAATTTCCCCCATTCGATCCTGGCACCGGCCACCTCTTCGATACTGAATCCTTCGCTTGACCGCTTGTCATATAATTTGGTGACCAGTTTTAGCGCGGCGGCTTTCAGGCTTTTAGGAATATCGTCTTCGACATAGCCGGCCTCGTAAACGGCCTTGATATTGCGCCGGCCGGAATACATGACATCAATCAATATTTCACCGATATCATCGTCTAATTGATAATAATCGGCATTGATATCCTGCCAGTCCGGATCTGAATAAGTGCCTCGGTTGTATTGCAGGGAAGTCAGCGCAACGACCGGGTAATTGGCAAGAAAAATGGTGTCGGCCAGATCGTCGCCGTCAAAGTATTCCGTGATGGTTTCTTTTTCTATGACCCGGCCAACATAGCTTTTGATGAACTCTTCTACAGCGTCAATAAGAATGTCGATAATCTCGTCATCGTCATTGGTGTTTATGATGCGGTGGCTTTTGAAATCCTCTTTAGTGATCATATTGCGAATTGATTACAAATCATTCCGGGAAAACTCCCGGAAGTATCTGGAATCAATTATTTCTTGCCGTCGTTTTCTTCTTTCTCTTTTTTCGGTTTGAAATCTTTTTCCATTACCGTAATAATTCCTTGTTCGGCATAGATCTCGGCTAATGGCTGATCGATTTTAGCCACATCGCCGACCGCATAAGGAGTTTTGGCTTTTTTGAATTTTACCAAGGACTTCTTTCCGTTGGCCTTGTAGGTGACTTTGTTTCTGTCATCAAAATCTTTTGACATACGATTTGATTTATTAATTAGTAATCGCTACACCCTTAGCCCCTTAATAAAAAGGGGCCAAGAATATGTGACTATTTTACGGCTGACAGTTTAGCGGCTGCTTCAGGAAGGATATAAGCGCCATCAGTGGCTTCTGCGATAACCAGTTCGGTTTGCAGGTAGCTGATAATCTTATCAACCTCCATGAACATGTTCTCACTGTCCTTGATCCAATAATAGAACGGATCGAAGAAGTGGATCTCGGTTTCGTCCGTACCGACTCCCAGATTGGAAGGGATATCGACGCTCTCGAAATAAGGATAGCCCATGAGCCTCTTATTCGAAGGATCGAAGATCGGCAGGCCGTTGTTGTCCTTCAATTTCATCAAGAGCTTGATAGCTGCGGTTGACAAAATGAAGATACAGTTATCCCGGTACTGTTCCGCGATACTGTAGATCAGGTTGATCAGATCATCGTAGGCCAAATCGGTTCCGACCTGGGGTACATCCGTAATACCGACAGTCTGGCGCAGGCCCAAAGGCTTGCTTGAACCGTCGCCGGCCGTGAACGCGGTTTCCTCTGTGCCGATCAGGGACCGGGAACAAAGACGCGCGATGAACTCGGTTACATTGTAAGCCGAAGTCCGGAGCAGCTGGCGCGGCATTAATACCCTGGTGGCAAGGTAATAATCTGCCAGGTCTTCCTTGTCGATGGTCGGTTCGCTTGCGGTGATCAGCGTATTTTCCCCAACCCAGTAGGAAGTGACACCGGTTCCCTCTTTGGGCAGTTGGAACGGCCCGGCGTGCTGGAACACAAACGCATTTTTGCGCATTTTCGGGATTTTATCCTTCTCCTCTAAAATGCGGCTGGCTAACTCCGTTGGGATGGTGTAGCCGAAGGAACTGGAAGTAGAATCAACCGCCTTCGCCTCGAATTTTTCCAGGAAACTTTTATCGCCTTTTTCAAGGGCGATTAAGAAATCCTTCACTTCCTGGATGGATTCTTCTTTTTTGACCTCGTCTGTTTCTATTTGGATTTTTTCCTTGAGCTCGTTTTTGAGCTCGTTTTTGAGTTCAGGGATAACGGCCTCCAATGCCTTTTGGGCACTGTCCTTCATCATCCCCTCTAATTTTTCCTCGGTAATCTCCATTACCTCGGTTTTTCCTTTCGGTTCTGGCATATTTTTATTATAGCATTATTTATTATTTTCCTTAACTATTCGCAGGACCGTTGAAGTGGCCCTGTTAGCTTGTTTCACAAGCTTGATGAGTGTGGCTTGATTGCCTTCGACCTTTGGCCCCTTTTGCGGCTCTTTGACTGCCAGGGCTTTGAGATGAGTTTTATATTTAAAACTTAATCTTTTACGCTCATAACGCTTGACCGTGCCGTCCGAATAGTAGATTTTCACCCGCATTTTCTTCGGGTCAGCGTCAATATAATTAATTTTTTGTTCCTGTTTTTTGGCCGGTTGCTTTGCTTTTTGGTTCTCTTCTTTTACATTCAACAATTCAGTGTCCGGGTTCATACCAACAAGCACCGGCGACCATTCGTAAAGGCGCAGCTTTTTTAAAAGCCTGGTGCCGTCCTCTTCCCATTCATCCTCCAACACGCGGTATCCGATACTGAATTCATCGATCACGCCTTCTTTCAAAAGCTCATAGGCCTCTTTGCCCTTTTGAACTCCCAGGATCAGCTTGCCTTTGATATACAATCCGCGCTTATCCTCCCGGGCTTCCAGAGTTTTGGCGATCGGCTCATCCCAATTGTGCATCCAACACCCGACCGGAAACTTCTTCTTGAGGCTGTCTGCGAATGCGCCTTTGATGATCTTGTCGCCGCCAAGGTCAACATTATCAAAAATGGAAACATAAGCCTCGATAACTCCCTTATCTTTGGTGTTGCCCTTTTCGTCCTTGGTCTCCAGGAGCTTTATTTGAGTTTTTGCTAATACTCGTATGATTTTTGACATATATTTTTAAAATTATTAAATAGGCGTGTGATCGCATTTGCAGTTCGGGTGTACCGGTATCTGTCCTTCGATATTTTTGACTGTCCATTTGAGGTATGCTTTTTTAATACAGTCCTCGCAGGCGCCCGGACTAAGCAGCCATTTCACATCGGTAAAACCATAGTATTCATACATTTTGCGGTGCGCCTCGGTAACGCCCCGGGCGGTTTCGGTCCGGGCGATCATGGTGGCGCGGGTGCCTTTGGCGAATTCGAAAATATCTTCAACCCTGTTTTTCAGTTCATTTATGCTCTCGCCTGCCGCGACGCTTTCCTTAACCGCTTCTTCAAAGGCTTCGATGGTGGTATTGGTTATGCTCTCACCGGTCTTTTCGGCCACTCCGTCAAGCCAATCCTTGATAAAATCCATATCTAAAATGGCGGATTCCCCAATAAGTTCGCTCGCGTGCTGGGTGCCTTTCATGACGGTTTCGTACATCAGGGGGTTTATAATATCGATGGTGGTTTTCAGTTCTTCCTCTACATCGATATCGTAATCCTCAACCGCTGACTTCTTGCCCTCAATTTTGCCCAAAAACCGGCCTTTCTGCGCTTCAAAGTGGTTTATGAAGGTCTTTTCCCATTTTCCTTCCAAAGTGCCCTCATCGGCCATTCTGAGCTTATAGAAGGCGTCTATCTGGTCTTGCGACAATTCTTTTTTCTCCGGTACGATCTTCAAAAGGACTTTCTTCCGGCCTATTACCTCCTGGGCGGCTTTTTCGCTCGCTCCACGGATCATCCTTTTTAGCCTGACGCTGCGGTTCAGAATGCGTTTTTTTATTGCTCGCTGGGTTTTGAGGTCAACCTTGGCGATATCGGCGCTTTTTCCTTCTAAAACGGGCAGGTTTTTCTGGCCTTGTTCACCGCCGATCATCGGCATATTAGACATGCCCATATAGATCATGTCGCCGCCCTTGACCGGTTCCAGTCCAATTTCAGCCCGGCATTCATTCGTTGTCATCCATTTGTTCCAGGCCGCTTCCCGGCGCTTTACTTCCGCGTCCGCGTCATTCTTCGCCAACGGTTCAAAACTCAACCAGAGATCATCGCCATAACGAGGTACCAAAAATTCATTCAGTTGCTCCACGTACTTGGTGGCCATCGGTTCCAAGGTCTGCCTGGCGAACAGGTATTCTGCCGTATAGGCGCTGGCGCGGTTAATATCGTCAAAAATGCCCATAATCGGCTTATTGACGCCGAATAAACTGAATATCTCATCCCGGTTCATCTTGGTGGATTCGATGAAATCAAGGTCTTTAGGGGGCAGGGAAATGGCTTCAAACTTTAATCCGGCTTCTAAAATGAGCATTTTATAAGCGTTTTCATAGCCTTGATACTGCTCCTTGAACTGTTTTTTAAGACGCTTGTGCGTTTCCTTATCGATCTTGTCTTCCGTGGTGAGCGTACCGGCCGGCCTGGCCCCGTTTTTCAATAGCCCGGTATTGTGCTGTTTGATATAATCGTTATGGGTGGCCGCCATTCTTACGGCTTCGATTATCCCCAAGCCCTTGTCCGGCTGCTGCGGATTATAGTTTTTCAGCTCAATGATCTCTTCCGGCTCGAACTCATACTTTTTTGCGCCGATATTGTATTCATAGCCGAGGGTATTGCCGATCTTGTCCTTTTTGGCGGTCAGGTATTCGGGCCTTAAAAGATAAATGCCAGTCGGCTGGTTATTTTTTTTACCGTTTTCCAGATACCAAGGAGCCATGCCGAAAATGTCCAGGAAGATGACCGACATCTGCATGAAGTCGAACTTGGTCATGCTTGGATTGACTTTTAAAAGCAGGTCCAGAATCTCATGTTCTAAAATTTCTTCTACTTCTCCATCCCTTTTCAGTTTGTATAATTTGAATTCAACGTTCGCTATTCCCTTGGCGCGTCTGTCGATACAGCCATACACCCAACTGGAATAAAGGCTTAGGCCGTCATTTCTTGTAATGAGCGAACTCATGAGGCCGTTGCCGATAATGGCGGTCATTGGTACGGCTTCTTTTTTTCTGAATTTGAATATGTCAAATAATCCCATTTATTTTGGCAGGTCTGATTTGACCTTAATAATTATATCGCTGAAAGTGATCACTTGCCCCGTCGAATATGTCACCTCGATTTCGGCGTGGTAATTTCCGGCCTCATCAAAATTGCCGTCCGCAACCAAATATTTACAGGTGCCGGCGTCAGCGTCTACTATGCTCATAATGCCTTCGAATTTGAGAACAGTCGATCCGGGCGCCTGGACTTTCAGTTTTAAGGTTGCCCCGTCCAAATCTATCACTTCGTCATCGTACTTTTTCAACGCAAAACTAAGTTCGTATAATTTATCGTTTTTAATGGCGTCTATAATGGTGCGTGGCATATTAGAATTTGGTTTTAAGTGTGAATTCTCTTGGAGGCTGTTTAAGGATGAATGCTCTTTGCGGTTGCTTGACTGTGAAATCTCTTTGCGGAAGTTTTAGGGTGTGAACTTTGCCCCTGATAGTTTCAATGAATACGACTGACGGCTCCGGGGCGGTAATGGAAAGTATTCCAACTTCCGGCGTAATGATTATAGCCTTTGACGCTATGGTTGTGGATGTGGGTGCTGTGATCGTAAGGACGGAAACGCTGGGGCTGATTGTTACGCTCTTAACTGCCGATATGGTAGGCGCCGGGGCGGATATAGTAAGACTCTCGGTGCTTGGACTGGCAGTAACGCCTGCCTTTATAATGGGAGCTGGAGCTGAAAGCGATAATGTTTCCGTTACTGGTTGAACTACTGCGCTGCTTCCAGTCAACACTGTCGGGGTAGGTGCGGTTAGGCTCAATGCTTCCGCCTCAGCTAAAACATTAATGCTTTTTACGGCCGTAACACTGGGGCTTGGCTCTGATATAGTTAGACTTTCTGCATTAGGCTTGATTGTTACTCCGGTGCTTACGGTGGGGGCAATTTCTTGCAATGTGATCGTTTCGGTCTCTGGTTGTACAACTGCGCTTGTTTGAGTGGCTATGGTCGGTGTCGGTGCTGAAATGGTCAGGACTGAAACAGCCACCGCGATAACAACGCTTCTCACTGCCGTTACCGTTGGTGTCGGGGCTGATATTGCCAACGATTCTGTTGTGGGGGTAACTGTTACTCCTGTTGCTCCAGTACCGCCGGCGTCCTCCGGGGTTCCGGTTGATACGAACGATGCCGGGCTATTTTGGTTGGCATATTCGGCGGTAATTATATCTGTACTGTTCGCAGTTTTTCTTATACGGATTTCCGACATATAACCGTACGTATATCGGCTATATCTGGAGATAAATCCCATTGTCACTGCTTGTGCTTTGTTTAGCGTCGTACCTCCGCCAGTACCTGTAATTGTATATTCTGCTGTTGCATCAATATATGTTTTCCACTCTGTCCCACCATTCCACATTCCATCTAACCTATACCAAATATCATTTCCCATAACTGTGGCTGAACCGCCATCGAAATATTGATTTGCTGTTCTATTTTTTGCGAAAGAACCAGTTCCTCCATAGTTAGTTGAAAGTGCGAAGACATAATTATCGGATGAACCGAACTTTGCGATTAGCGTATGCTGTTTGCTCGCCTGTGCTATCGCCTTATACCATCCGCTTAAGCTTAAATAACTAAGACCTTCTTCGCCAAGAGCGTTATCCGCCCATCCATAGTATTGGTTAGAGCCGTTATAAGATGTTGCCTTGCCAGTTTTACCTATTGAATCACCTTCTGTAACACTATTGTAACCAGTACCGTTCGTCCCTCCTGTACTATTCGTACCGCCACCGTTGTGTGATACAAGAATATAATCCGTAGCCCACACCGCATTCCGCCCATAAGTATCCGTCACATCTGGCTGGGTTTCTCCTGCTTTGTTGTACCAGACATAAATAACCGTATCGACTGCACTGGACACGCTTGGCACTTTGACCCAGATTTCCGCCTTGCTGTTTACTGTGTCGAAGTTCACCACCTCGCATGGCAGCGGTGTATTTCCATCGCTATCGAGTGAAAACCGCAGGTCGCCGCCACCGTTATCGGCATTGGCAAATATCTCCGCCGGCAAATTGTCGTGTGTAAAAAGAACTGGAAAATCAGATAAATTGCTCCCAACATAAGATGATTGAATTGTGAGGGCGCACTTTCTACCCCAGCCTGTTGGAAACATCGATTAACGATTAATTATGAAAGTAGCGCCTGTATTCTTGCGGCTAAACCCTGAATAACTGCCTGCGCTTCTGCCTCATCCTCTGCCGTAAAATCCTCGTCGGCTTGCATTGCAGATATCATATTCAGCAAGTTGGTTTTTATTCCTTCCAGTTGGGTGATTGCGCTGTTTGCCTGATTATCCAGGTCGGTCAATGACTGGCCATACTTAACTCTCTTAGCTTCTGTTTGAATGCTCATATTTGTAATTTAATTTAAGTTCAATATTCCCTCTGCGTTCCACGTAATAGTGAACGGACCGGCAGAAGATACTTTGTCCTCGCCGAAGTCGATTATCTGGATGATCGGCGAAGTGGACGGCGTGCCGGTGTCCTTGTAAACGACCGCATATCTGGCTGTTATCGTGGAATCGGCCCAAGTAACATCATCAGCGTCAAAAACGCCCTCATTGTCCGTGTTGTCCTGGGTAACGGCTTTATTGGCTAAAGTCGCACCGCCGGCCGTGTAGCCGTCGCCGCTGACCTCATTGGCGCTTACATCATCAATGAACTCCTGCGCATCCTGATCGTCAACGTGGTTGCTGTCCAAGAGCATGACTTTGATTGTGTCTGCGGACAGGTCAATGTCGCCGTCGAATAATTTCTTTTTTAAGCTGTTTGGGATCATATGTTTTTATAATTTATAAGCTTGTAATATTTAACTCTGGCTTGCGGTAGACTTCGAAGTACATTCTCATCATGGCCATGTCGCCAAAGTCGGTGGACCGGCCGATGTTTTCTTTGATCTCATCCTTGCCGATCAGGTAGATCTTGCCGTCCTTATCGATGTCCTTCTGTTTGATCTGGCCCAGGTCCTCGATAAAGTCATCCTTGTCCTTGCTGTCCCTGAATACTTCCTCGCCTATTTCAACCTTGCCTTCCTCGGCCAGGTCCGCGAACTTGAAATAGCATTGCGCTTTCAGGTTACCGAAATTCTGGTAATATTCTCCTTTCTGTTTCTTTATTTTGTCCGCCCGGGTGAGGATGGGCGCTGAATTATTTACGAATCCGACACAACCGGGAATATTATCAACTACGCCGCCGCCTACGCCGTCCTCATCCAATACGATGTGGCTGAACCTTATTCCTTCCTCCTGCGCCAAATTCATTATGAAATATGCGGATTTTTTGGTACTGCTTCTTATTTCATCCGGAATCAGAATGACCTTTTGCAGTTTCAAACCCTTCCAGATACCGATAGGCATTTTGTCGCGGCCTTTCCTCGATACGTCGCCGCTTATGTATTTGGTCGTGTCCTTTTTGGCTTTGTTGGTGAACATGTCCTGGATGACATCGTAATCAAACAGGCAGGCTGGATCGTCGTCATATTCCCAATTGCCGTGCAGGAGCCTTTCCCGGGTGGCCTTGTCCTTGATGCTTTTCAGGTTTTTGATGTAGTGGGGGGAGATGAAAGGATTATCGGTTACTAATGCCTGGATAAAGCGTTTGTTGTCCTCGATATTCCGGTCCCGATTCGGTTTATAGAACTCGGTATACACCCAACCTTTGGAGGGATTGCAGGTGCCCAACATTTTCGGGATAATGCCGAATTCATCCAGTTTGTAGCGAATACGGGATTTGACGATTGACCAGGCCTTAAAGACTATCTGATTTACTTCGTCAACAAATGCGCCGGTTATTTCCAAACTGCCAAGGCTGTCAAAATTTGGGTCGGAAGGATAAAGGAAAAGATCTTTTAAAAGGATCTGACTGCCGTTCGTGAATGTGATCGTGCCGTCCTGCGAATTATATTTGAAATCTCTTTCGTTCTTTATGTTCCAGCGGCCGCATATTTCGAAAAAGGTGTTGAGCGTGGTTTCTTTCAGGTTCTTTAATTTCGCCCGGCCCATAAGCCAACGGCTTCCCGGATACATTCCGCACATCACTATCAGCCAGGCACAGCCCAATAAGCTTTTACCGCCGCCGGCGCCGCCGCCGAATACCAGGTCGTTTGTTTCATTGTTTGTTAAGCATTGCCAGGCCTCATTCTGTTTTTTTGTTTGCTGCCAGTCTATCTCCATCTGATACGGTGCTAATTTTAATACTAAAGCCCTCTGACGGAGTTAATTCTATCTTTTTCAAAATCCTTTTCTTTAATTCGTTGTATTCCTTAATCGCTCCCAGCTTAGATTTGAAATCAGCGTCCTGTGTGATCAATTTTTCAAGTTGCTTGTCAACGAATGAATCATTCAAGCCTCTTAACTCCAGCAATTCGTCAATCCGGCTTAAAATGTCAGTTTTTGTCAATAAATTAAAGGCGCTTGATTTCGCGCTATTATACCAATTGCCAACCCTCTTCGGTTGATATGCTTCGATATATGCCTGCACCCCATTACAAAAGAACTCTTCGTCGCTTGCGTATAGTTTGCAAAACTTCTCCTGCTTGGCATTCAGTTTTTTCTTTTTGTCAGCCATATTATTTCATTGCTATAATTGCCAGCTTCTCTATCCTTTTTCCTGCGAAAATCTTAGTTTCCGCCATTTTGTCGATAGCCTTTTCCAAGCGCAAGACGATCTCCGTGAGCGGTTCCCTGTATTTTTTGATGTATTCCAGGTTCTCCGTCGCCCTCACTCCCAACAGCTTCCTTAAATACGGGTCATCGCAGGCGATAGGCTCTTTGTCCTTCAACTTTGTGATCTCCTTTTTCCCTCCCTCATGAATCAATAAAACCGGCAACGTGCCGATCAAATAAAACTGCCGGCCATTGCCTTCGATGGTGATGCCGGATTTCGTTTTCTGCCTGGTAAAGTCTACGCTTAGGAACAGGTTTTTGATTATGCTTGGCTTCATAGTATAGTATTAATTATATTATAGCATATCGGGGTATTCAGAACAAAAAAGCCTCAAGGACATCTTCCTTAAGGCGTTCAAATTCACTCAAATTGCGAATGTCTTTTAACATTTGGTTCACTTCGATGATGTGCAGATTAAGACGGGAGGCGATTTTACTGTCTTTCCAATCGAACAGATAATAACAAACAAAAACCCTAAATTCCAAATTGTTCAGATCGTCTATGATCGAATAATCTTTGTTTTTTGGCTCCGCCATACCTCCTGATTTTATGTCTCTTTAATTATACCATAAAAGAAAGCCCCCGCCAAATGACAGGGGCTAAGAGAACGGTTAGAAAAGCTTTTTAATCGCTTCACTATCCATTCCCCGGACACTATTTTCTCTAACCGCTTTGCAAAAGCAGTATTGAGAAATTCTGCATAGGATATTTTCCGGTGCCTTGTGGATAACCAGGACTCGCTTGAAACAATTCCCGAGCAGGTTAATTTGCTCATCGGTGGCAGATTCTGCCATGAGCGCGACCGTAAACGGGAAACCTTGCCGGATGATATGAAGGCAGTCGAGGATGTCGGAAACAAGGATCGAATAATCCGTATTAACCCGGTTGAGGTTATAGACGACATTGCCGCGCTTCGAGCCTTTTGGAAATATCCATTTCTTATCCTTCAGGTTCCAGCCCACGTAACCGGCCGGCGCCTGATCCTCGTAATAGAGCCGGAAAGCCACACAACCGGACAGGACTGATTTGGCTTTGACCTTGCCGATCTCGAATTCGGCCGCCTCCTTTTCGGTGATTCCCTGTTTCTCCATCCATGGATCATATTCCAGGGTGAGGGTTGGAATTTGGCGTTTCGGTTCCGGGATCTCGGTCAGAAATATCTTTTGCAGGTATTCAGCTGCCTGCCGGAGGTTGCAGTCCGCGTGGTCGGAATAGAAATTGATCGGAGATCCGCCTTTCTGCGTGTCTTTGTAAAAAAACATGTTCTTTTTGACCGACACGATAACCCGATCGGTTTTAATGGTGTCCTTGTCCCGGGTGAAGGGCAAATTAAGATGGTTGAAAAGAGCTTCGAAAGATACTTGTTGGCTGATTTTTTGGAAATCAAGATATTTCATCGGTCCACCCCCTTTGATCCAGCGGAATGACGCCAAAAGTCCATTCATCGACACGCTTCCCCTTGTAAAGAAGATTTTCGCCTGTCAGTCTTGCGTTAACGATACGGAATTTCTTTCCGTGCGCCCATCTGCCGTCCAAAACGTGTTCAATTGCCTGTACGGCTTCAATAAGCGAATTGCCCCTGCCGATAACTTCACTTGGTTTCATTTTCACCCCCTTTCTTAAAATTATATCAAAAATAGCAAAAGCGGACTAGTGATAGCCCGCTTTTAAACGTATTCCTATAAGCGTTATCCAGGTATGGGAGTACCCGGATACTCAGCCACTAATCAGCCCTACTTCTTGCGAAGGCCGTTGTTCCGACACGCCCTGCTTGCTCCCATTTCCCGCCTTATAATACCGTGCGAACACGGCACAACCCAAAAGGGAAGAAGGACAAGTCCGCCCACATCGACTATCGGACTGATCTTAAGCTTACCTGAAGTAAGCCAAGGGAATCTACTTAAATTATATCATACACCAGTCGTCCCTTAAGAATGAGAACGTCGGTGGATTCTTCGGCGTAATTTCTGGAGGTGGGTCGCATAACACAAGGTGGGATTTTTGGCCGATATGCACTTCAGCTTTATGTTTATCTTGCAGAATTATTTTGGTATAACAATTAGCTTCAATCATTGATTCTAAGTCTTTGGGTATCTGCGAGTAGGAGTGCATACTCATTATTACGCCAATATTGTATTTCCTGGCTTCTGCTAAAAACCTCGAAAACAAGGATGAAAAGAATAAATCAACCTCGTCCACAAAAAAGAATAACGGTTTGCTTTCTTGTGTCGCCACATGAAGATAGTAGCTCTTAACGTATATTGAAATTAAACCACCTAAAAATGCAGTTAAAAAATCGTCGAATCCACGGAAATCGAATATCACCACTTTGCCCTTTTCCACCAACTGTTCGACCGCAAAAAAATTATTACCTTGAATAAACGGCAAAATATGCTCATCATCTACCAACATGGACAATCTGGCCGAAATGCGCTTGGCTGATTCCCTTTGCTCGCGGTTAACGTACCAACCTTTGCTGTCTTTCTCGTCAAAAGCTTTCCAGTACTTATCGTTTACCTTTTTCCGCAGTTCCTCGTATTCCAGAAATTCCGATAATCCCCCAAGGTCTTTAATCCCAATCCGGACGGCGTTCCTGATAATTTTCGCCATCAGCACCGACACTTCCACCTGGTCTTTGCTTGTAACCCTGGAGGCGGTGTTCAGAACTTCGACAAGCTCGTTCGCCATTTCCGATTTTGACAAATGTTCTCTGGTTAACGGATTGAGCGAAACTGGATTGTGTTTATTTACATAAATCGCATCGGGGTGCATTGCGTAAACCATTTCAGCCAATGCGCCGTTTGGATCAAGGATAATTTTAGCTCCGTTTACCTTGCTGATAAGATGCAAAAGTTTGGTCGTTTTACCCTGCCCGGTACCGCCAACAATAGCGACGTGTTTGTACATGTCCTTATCGTCAATGTCCGGCAAACCATCCCTTGCTTTCAACGGCATCCCAAAGCTTATCATTTGTACCTCTTTCTGGTTTCTTTAACGGTTAACCCATCAAGATCGGCTTGATATCTTTTTTGCCTGCCTTCCTGCGTTAAATTATACGTTTCGGCCTTTATGCGGTTGAGCTGTTCTTCGACCATTCTTTCCTGGCCAATGCTTATGCCGGTATCAGCACTCGGATTCAATAATTTTAAAAGCAAATGGGCTTCATTCGGGGTGATGTTCTTTGCTTCCGCTTCCAGGCTGATTTTATTTAAAATCTCTGCTTGTGTGTTTGTTATGTTGGAGTTGCTTAATATCTGCATGATTTCGGCGTTCAGCTTGTTTATTTCGGCTTTTAAATGATTGGTTATTTGTTCGCCGTGCAGGTTGGCCATCCGGCCCATGCGGTCGAGTGTAAGTGTTCTCTCTTTTAGCGTGGCCAATTCCGCGTCTTGTTGCGCTCTTTGCATTCTTTTTTGGTGGTCTTCTTCATTCAATGGTTCAGCGGCGGCCATTTCATCATGCAAGCTAAAAAGGAAGTATATAGATCTGAATAAAAAATGTGCATTTTTATTTTTGCCTTTTTCATTGGCGGCAAACAAAGCCCCCGTGTATAAACACATTATCAAAAAACCGACAATACAGGTGGCGGCGATATTGTGGGTCAAGGCCCAAATAAAATAAAACATAAAAGCACTCGGCAGTCCAATTATCGCCACAACTATCATAGAATCCTCCAAGCAACAGAAAAACAGAAGTTATCAATCGAACACATCGGCAACCCCAACTGTCCGGCGTGGTAAGCCCACCACTTGTGATAAGTATTGCCGTCCTTTGCCACCTGTTCATATTTGGCTTGCTTTTCCTCGGTGTAACCCCTCGGCTTATCGCTGACCTCAACTTCGCCGAACTCGATCTTGTAAGCACTGTCACGTTTTCGGATCAGGCAATAATCAGGGATCAGATAAATCTCGGTATAGTCTGGCGGTCGCTTGAAAATCGGGTAAAAAACGCTGTAAAAATCAGGCTCATTAAACAGTCCAAAAATTACAGAGGATAGCTTTTGCTGGTGTTGGGCGGCTTCCCCCTGTAATTTCTTCTGTAAAATCCTGGTATTGAACCCCTCTTTGTGCATTAATTCCAGGGATTTATCTCTGTAAAAATAATAATCCCCGGTTTGGCCGATATAACCGAGGTCAACGAGGCTTTTTAGTTTCTTGGGAGTGGCTAACTTGTTGTTTATGGCGTTTAATTGGGGCTTGGTGCCGTACCGGGCGAGGGCGAGCTTATATAATAGGTGCGCGAGCTGTCTTATCGAACTTCCAGCTATGATCGGTTCAAGGTCCGGGAATTGTTGAATTTTTCTGATTTTTTATACCTCCGTATAAAAGCGGGCTTTTATCGGACCTGTAGCGGACATATCAAAAATATCAATGGATTGAAAGGTTTTTGATGTGGCTGCGATAGGTCCGTTTTTTAGGGAGGGTCTGGGGCTTAAAAGACAACCCTATATAAGGGTCATCTGTTCCGGCTCTTTCATCGCCTCCCGGATGGACGGCTTCAACATCTGAATTTCGTCATCGGTCAAATCTCTGATCGCTCCGCCATACACGCTTCTGATAGTACGATATCCCCAGTTCACTTCCACCGCCAAAGTGTTTCCCTGCACAACATAACCGTTGAGATTAAAAAATGTCATATTCAAAGCGCACATCTTAACGCACGTCGGGTCCAGGTCCTGACCCACAAAAACCGCTTCCGAGCAATCCTTGTAACTCATCGCCTTGGCCGATTCCACCAACATGATCCCCGATCCGCATGTCGGGTCCAATATCCTGCCTTTCGGATTAGTTATTTGCGCCATCAGTTTCGCAATCTGGGGCGGCGTAAAATACTGACCGACATATTTGTTCTGGATATTCCATTCCTGATAAATCAAACCTAACAGCTCTTCATTCTCAGTCGCCATGCCCTGCATCAAAGCCCCAAATGCACAAGCGAAGTGATCAATTTCACGCCGACCTATTTCGCCCTCGTTCTTGTACCTGCCAACCACTTTCAGATATTTCTCATCATTCCTCATGAGCGCATAAATCATCAGATCCAGCCAGTCCTCGAATACGTCATGATTGCTGTAGCCTCTGCATGTGATTTTTGTAAGGTAATTGATTATCTCCTTAATTTTTTGGTTACGCATAAATAAAAAGAGGGGATAAGCCGGTTAAGGCCTATCCCCCATGATTGAATTAACTGAAATTCGTTCCTACTTTGTCAATGCTTTGATAGCTTTCTTGCGCGGTTCATCCCAGACATTTTGAAGCATGATTTCGAAAATCAATTTCATCTTTTCATTGTCGGTCATTTCGACATATTTTTGTCTCGCCGTCTTTTCCCAATTTCTTACATTCCTCTCTTTGTTCGAATCCATGTAACTTTTCTGAACTTCAACAACAGGGTCCCATCCGTGACGTTGACAGATATTTTTTAAGATCTCGTCCACGTATGACCGGCATAGCAGAAGGTCTAAAATGATATCGATCTCATTTGTCTTTATTGGATAATTGACCTTTTCAAGTGCATCCAATATTTGCTTGTCCTCCTTGGCCTTCTTCTTCTTCGCCTTGGCCAATTCTTTTGCGCGCTCTACTTTCCGCATTTCTTTTTCTTCCGGGGTAGGTTCATAATTGGTTTCGCAAGGATGGTGCTTTTTGCAAGATTTCGTGGTGCAGATCTGAATTATTTTTCCCATACCTTCGCCATCGACGATAATCGCATCCCGGGTGAACTTGCAGTGGCCATTTTTCTTAACCTCCTCGTATTGTCCGTTGGTAAGTACCTTCTGCTTTTGCAGTTCGGCGCTAACACCATAATGGGAAGCGACTTTAGTCATGCGCGGTTCCGAGCTATTGACTATGAAATCGATGTATTTTTGCATTTTGTACTCCCAGCATTTAGTCGAAGTGCAGGCACCTTCCTTCACATCCCCAAACAAGGTGGGATTATTCGGCGGGCAGAATTTGCACGGCCCGATCGCTTTGTTCGCCTCCTCATTTTTCAGCCAAGGCTGGAAGCTCAAAACGTCATAGAACTTTTCTTTGATGTACTCTTTCAACTCCTTCAAAGTCCTAATAGGATTATACTCGTGCGAGTTGGTCAGCTTCGTTACGGTTTGATTCTGGTTATCCGGTGACAATTTCGCGATCTCTACGGCATACCCGTCATTGAATTTTCCGTTCCTGTAAGCTTGAGCCGCCTTTTCCGTCAGGTTGGTCAGGAACAATCGATACCGCACATACTGTTCGCTTTTGCCGACCCGGGCCGCGATTGTTTTTACGTCATATTTTGAATTTTCGATTAGATTCCGGTAGGCCGTTCCCTCCTCGATCGGATGAACGTCCTCGCGCTGTAGGTTCTCGATGATTTGGACCTCTTTGGCTTCTTCATCGCTCATCTCCTCGACCCTTGCCGGGATCTCCTCTAAGCCGGCTTTCTGTGCTGCGGTGAAACGACGGTTGCCGGCCACCACTTCATAAAGCTTGTCGTCTTTTTTGTTTGGCCTGACAATGATGGGAACTAAAACGCCTTTTTCCTTTACGCTTGCCACAAGGTCATCAAGGGCAGGGCCGTTGAAGTCGTTGCCTCGTGGGTTTGTTTCAGAGGCATACGCCTGCGAAACAGAGATGTTTTGTAGTTTCATAATTTTTATGCGGAATTAATTATATGAGAGGACAGAGCCGCTTAATATCGCTCTCGACCAATTGATAGCATCGGGGACCCCGGCCGCTGTCAAGGTGTGGTAAAGTCGGAGCGGAGCGCAGACTTTTCCATCGCCTTTACAGTGGTTGGGGTGATGCTACAATGGGAGACGAGTGATATTAAGGGCTGATTTGTTAGACAAACTATTCTACTCTGCCAGTTCAACTTAGGAAAGTTGCCGGCCAGGCAACTACATTTTTATTGGATTAACCGATAGACAAACTCGCTGCCCTTTACGCGTATAGTTTCAATCTTGTAGCCTTGCTCGCGTAATTCATCAAGCCGGCCACCATAGCGATAACCAATTTTATTCAGTGTCCTCATATGGACTTTGCGGCCGGTCAAAAGAAGTTTCAATATCCGGTCTTTTTTGGAGAGGGTGCGCATAGGGTTATTTTAAAGATTTAGCGATTAAAAGTTTCCCGTACTCTTTCACGGCCGCGCCATAAGCCTTGACGATCCGGCTCCACTTCGGATCAAAACGGTGTTCGTCAATGATCGGCTTCAGGATTTCCAGGTCTTGGTGGTCGATGATTAATTTGACTTGCATAGGTTTTTTTGCACAATTTACAAATATACTCCCTTTCCTCATCCTCCTCGAAACAGTACCACGGGCCGCAGATTCCGCAGCGGTGGCAGCATACGATCAAGCACATACATTCAGTTCGGCAGGACAAGCGGGGAGACTGCTAAATGGTTATTTAATATAAATCTTCGCTGTAAAGAGTGTTCCCCCGGTAGCCATCCTTGCCGGCTGATTTTATACCAGCTGCCTCTTGCAAGCTCCTTCCCTCCTCCCTGCTGACATACCTGTTTTTAGATGTTACGAAGCCCTGCTCTACGTCTAATTTACCAATTTGCTGCCTGTTCATTGCATAAGACAATTCATCTCTCATAGCCTCTAGGCAGTTATTGTGCCTATGTCCCAGCCATACTTTTCCGTTCGCTCTTACTGCGGCACAAATACAAATTTCTTTTTCCATATTTATAATCTAATAATAATCGAGTGGCCGCTTAAAATTGGGTCGCAATCCCGTCCTGTGGAGGATAAGGGCAGCCGAGATATCTAATAATTATTCACTGCTTCTAAATAGGATAGTGTTTTTTCAGTCCCTGGCGTGCCGTTATGACGCATTATGGCGTAAGAACGATATTCGGGGTATCCATAGTGCAAAAGCCTCTTAAAAGTCCATTTTGTGGCAAATTCGGGGTCTCTTGCTTCCTCCTGGGTTATTTCAGGGTGATAACCTAAATGGATCTGGAAACAGCCGTGTGAAGCGCCGAAGTCTCCGTTGGCCGTACAGTCAAATTTTGATTCTTTATTCGCTATACCCATCAGATCGTTTCTGCATAGTTTTCCGTAACCGTGAGCGTAACACTCCCTCATCGCTACTGCGTAAATTATATCTTTGTCGGTCATTTCCTTATCGTCATTAAACGGTAATCTGTAATTGATCGCGTCATTTGGGGCGTTGGCTTCTGCCGGTTTGATTACATTGTGTTTGGCGTAAAAGCCGATTAGGGCAGTGAATAGAATAAGCCAGATTAGGATTTTAAGGTCTTTTGTTTGGGTTTTCATGTGTTTTTATTTTAGTTTTCTAATTCCTCTTGCATGAGCGTTTCTACACTCGGAAAAGGGATAAAAAGGCCTGTCCGCTCGCCTATCGCCTTACTGATAACATCAAATATTTTATCAATTTCGTTTGTTTTGAGCAGTCTGGTGCTTTTGTAGCCGAACATGGTTTTCATTGTTGGCCGGAACAGGTGCTCCTTGATCGTATAGGGCGACCATGGTATGTCTACGGCCTGGCTGATTACCTGGCGCATATCACAGCCGTTGTCGTTAAGTTCGTTGGCTAATTGAGTAAACCAGAGGTGGAGGGCTTTGTTTTGCTGCGTAGTACGAGTTTTGCGGTACTTCTTTATTTCAATACTGATTTCCTTACCCTCATAAAATTTCAATATCCCTTTAAGATATAAACTATTGGGAAGATGTAATTTGCCGTTTTCAACTTTGGCTTTTAAATAATACATAGGTTTGTTTCTAATTACACAACTGGGACTAGAAACCAGTTGTGTATATCAGCCACTAACCCATAGGGACTTGATTAACGTCAATTCCGCCTGTCTTCTCCCTGTCGATTTCGGCCTGTTCTTTGGCTATTTGTTCGGCTGTCACTGGAGCACCTGCGAAAGGATCGCCGTTTTCGTACAGTTTGTTCAGGTCGATATTCATGCTCTGATACAGTTCGACAATAGCCTGATCAAGCGGTCTTGGCGGTACTGGCGCCACGCTGTATTCGGTATCAAGCGCCTTGCCTTTTCTGGTGACAATAATGTCGTAATTCTTGGGATCTCCCCAATCGGCGCTTTTGACTAAATTCATTATGGCGTTGCGAATGCCGACTTGCGTAACCTCTAATATCTTCACAGCTTCACCCTTGTAGTCCCAGACCACGAAAGCCCAGAAATGTTTGGCGGGTTTGCTTGGATCGATCGGCGCTTCCGGCTGTTCCTTGGTTCGGACTGGGGTTTTGTCGTCCCAATCAAGCCAGCCGACAATAGCGGAGCTAAGCACTCTGAATCTGTTTTCGCCGTCTGTTAGTTTGAAATACTTGCCACCGCTTACGGGCGGTTCATAGCTCTGGGGAAGAAATGTGTTTTCCATAAATTTATTGTTACTTAGTTATATCTACTTTTTTAACTTTCGGCTCCTCGAATGGCTTAGTGTTCATCACCCAGCCGAGAAAGTCGTTTTGATCTTTGAATAGCGGTTTCCATTCAACTGGTTTGCCGACTATTCCTTTTTTGGGGTCGAAACATGCTGACATATTTTTATTCTATTATTGTATTACAGGCTGTACAAAGGATGTGGCTTTCGATCTCGTCAATTAAAGGATTGGTGATGTCTACTGCTTCATGAAACCTTTTGTGGTGGGGACAAAGCTCCGGCGTGATGTGTTTTTTTTGTCGAGCGTGTTCCGCCTCTATTGGATTAAGGGGCATTTTGATTGAATTGACTGGTCGCATATTACGCGTGGGTTAGTTTGTAATGTAGGCGAGTAAGGCGTCTGTATTCTGGGGATTTTGTTTTGCCTGCGATTATCAGGCAATCAATTTTTTGGTTGAGGATTTTTATGATTTTTGTTTTGGGCATTTTTTTGTTTTAATTTTTGTTTATCTAAAGCATTTCTTAGCTTATTCCAATAAGCAAGGCTCATTGAATGATACCCTAAGCTAATGCGATTTAGGTGGGCATAGTTGACTTCCGCAAGACGAGCGAGTTCTGGCAAGGAAATATTTGCTTTTTCGCAGAGTGCCTTTAAATCAACCTTGTGGATTTTTACTTCTTTTATAAGTGATAGCTTTGGCATACAGGTGACTAAATTATTTATACTTTAATTATAGCATATATATACTAGCTGTCAATATACCTATAAGCCAGAAATAAAAGCTTAAATAAGCTAAAAAATTAAATGACTTTCTAAACATATAGAAAAAATAAAATCTTCTATATGTTTGAGCTGTGGATAAATAAAAAAAGAGGCTGGTTTATTCGCCTCTTTGGTTTTCTTCAAAACGTACGATCCGGTAATCAGGTTGGTTTTCCTCCTTCTGATCATTCGGGAAAATCCCGACATTTACCTGCCCCATTGCACCGAGGTCAAGAACTCCCGTCAGGTATGTCTTTTTTCCCTTGGTCTTTTTCCAAAGACTTCCGATTTGCTTTAATGGCATCTTGCACCCTCCTTTTTTCGCAATCCTCCTTAATTGCCGTTAGGATCAGGTTGTCAGTCCAATAGGTGCTTTCGCAATGAAGGCACGGACTGATTTTGGCGGTCGGCGTGATTTTCATATCTTCACCGCAACGCTGGCAATGATAGGTGAAGCCGCCGCGCTCATACCAATAGGTCACCTGCTGAAAAATCGTCTTTAGGGTCATTTGCCCTCCTGTTGTTCACCGATTTTTAATGGCCTCTATTATCAGGGTTTCCGCAGCTGAGTATTTATTGCAACTGGTGCAGGTAACCTGATAGTCGGAGGGTTTAATTTCCAATTCACTGCCGCAATAAGGGCAGGGGGCTTTAAGTCCGCGCCTTACCCATGACTTGGCTAGAATTTCCAGGATCTTCAGGTTCATCATTCCCCCAAACTTCTTGGCCGTTGATTATGGTTCGGTGAAGATTGATGTGCCGCTCCATGACATTGATCGGAGGACTCGATTTCAAGGACTCCGTACATGCCTGGTAAAGGCTGAAGGCGTTCCGTGGTTGGAAATCCGGATGCCGGGGTTTCTGCCATTCTTCCAGAGCAACCGGTAACTGCCGAGATGAAAGGATTCCGTGGCCGAACAATATCCCGAGCATTTGGAAAGCCTGCTGATCGGAAATGCCCTTGGCCTTTAAAAGCTGGGAATCTTTCACCAGCTTGGAAAAGGTGTATTGCGCCCGGTACAGGGTGCTGATCGTTGCCTCTTCCAGCGTGGCCAGCACATTGGGGGTATGCTTTTTCATGACCGTTATGTCGCCGGTCATCATCAGGTTTTCACATACAAAAACTTGACTGCCTATAGCGATCCCGATCGACATCGATTTATCGTAACTGTTCCGGAAACCGATGGACAATCCCATTTCGGAATTGTCGGCCCTCATGGTAATGAGGGCGAAAAGCTGGTTACCATTCCGGGCCACGGCGTATTGCTCATTGATCAGGTTGAAGCCGGTAAGCATATCCTGGCCGATAGTCCGGATGGATCTCGACAGATCGTAATGCGGCACCGGGGTATAAGTCGCGGTTGCCAGTGGGACCGGAAATGCTTTAAGTTCATCCAGTCCGATAATGCTCGTGCCTCTGTTAACGGATAATCCTTCCATGTTTACCTCCTATAAATGACCGTTTTCATTGAATGAATAGTAACCCTCGCCGATAATGACGTGATCCAAAATCTTTATTCCCATTACAAGCCCGGCCTCCTTTAGCTGCCGGGTAACTGCGAAATCATCCTGGGAAGGCTGAATTTCGCCGGAAGGGTGGTTGTGGAGCAGAATTAAGGCGCATGCAGAAGAGAGCAGGGCCGACTGGAAAACTTCCCGGGGGTGGACCAATGAACGATTGGCCAGACCGACCGAAACGATATCGATGCAGACCAGCTTATTCGATCCGTTCAGGTGGAGGGTGATGAAGTGCTCTTTGGGTTCGTCCTTCAGGAATCTGAAAGATTCGTAAACATCAGTGGGAAATGTGAATTTTTTAAAGGGCGGGCAGGGCGGTTCTTTGACTTCCAGGTACTTGAACTTCGGAACGAGAATGCGGAAACGCATATAGCCTCCTTACGGTTTGCGGTTGATCAAATTCCACGACAAACCGAAAGAGGTTTAATAATAAATTATTCTATTTCATCGCATTGCTTCTTATCGGCAAGGAGCAATCCCCCGTAAAATTCCTTATTATTCATGAGGTCATGGGCGGTTTGCAGATCTACGGCAATATGCACAATCCCGCCTCTGGTATTAATATCAACACCCTGGATGTTCGCTTGCGGTGCCAGACGAATATCTTTACCTTCGTCTGACATTTTTTGAAATTTTTCAAAAATCTTCATTTTATTCTTACATTAATTTATTAACCTACACCTCTGTCCATCCGGCCTAAACCACACGGACTGGTGTATTTTATTAAAATCATGAAATGACATAAAACGGTAGTAATACTTGCAGCCCTTAGACAACCTGATCAACTCTTGCACGCTTTCTTTCGATTTCGCGATTTCGGCGCCTAACCGGCAATATTCAAGCGGCCGCCAACTGAAATCCCAGATCCTGGGAGCGAACGCAAACAAAACAATAGCGCTTTTGAATTCACCTTTACGCTTCATTTTCTCGTAACGCTTTATCTTGTTTTCGAATATCTGCAATGGCGTTAAGGATTTTTCCAGCTCAACTATAAAAACATATTTCCCGGTCCGGACAACCAGGTCACTTCTAATGTCGGTGCCGTCAACCGGGATTTTCTCCTCATAACTTAATTGGCAATCCTCAAAGCGGTAATTGAACGCCATAGCCAGGTCAGCGAGCATCGACCGGTGCGCAACTGAATTGAAATCAAGCTCTATCTGCTTAGTGCCGTAAAAGGCGTATTTCTTGTTATTCACGCCGATGAAATTGGATAGCCTGGCAGGTTTGATTAATCCGGCCTTGCATAATTTACTAATATATCGGGAAGGAGAGGCTAAGGAAGAATCAAGCTTATTCGAAGATTCATTCGTATAGGGTTGGAGCGTGTACGCCGTAAAATCCCTAATAGCGGAAACAAGGCGGTGGATGTCTATAATTGTGTGTTTGGATCGGGTCATTTTGGTTATAGTAATTTATCGCAATAAGCATAAATTCCTTACATTTTCTGGTCTATGATTATCAGGGAATGCTTGAACATTATGAATGCCAAAACACCTAAGACTATGGCAAATTTTATATAGTATTCTCGGACGGTCATTTGTTTATGGTAAGCTTATAACTCTTTTGGCGCCGCATTTGCACCGGACATCCTTGTAATCAGCAGTGCTGAAAAATATTTTACTGCATTCCTCGCACCTGTATTTCTTACCCCTCTCTTCAGACGAAGCTGTTATTTCCCTTTTTTTATATTTCCTTTTTGTTGTTTTAGTTTTTGGTGCTTCGGTTGACGAGCTTCCTATCAGCTCGATAATTTCGCTATCAATAGCGTCACGCTGTTTAAAAAGCTCGGATAGTTTGGCAATTTTTTCATGCATAGGATTAAATTTATTAATATTATTTTTATTATGTCGGATTTTGTCTGGCGTAGCCGACAGCCCGGCTTTGCATGGTTCTCGTTAGTACAATTTGCGAGGTTCTGGAAAGGCGGGCTGTCGGTTTTTGGTGGTCTTCACCAAAAGCGACATAAATCCGACACTATTATATAATTTTGCCGAAGGTCGGCTAAAATTTTTTAAAAGCGGAACGAAGCAAAGGGGTGAACTTGGTTAAGCGGAAAATTATGAGGGGGAGTATTATAATATTATTATAGCATATATTAAAAATACTGCAAAGCCATGCCTTTTATAGAGTGAATAAACTGATTCCAAATGTGCTTCTAATCTTAGCATGCAACTTCTTGGGAATAGAAAAGCTTATCGATTTTCTCAAATCCCTAAGTTTGGCGCCTTGAATTTTTTCATAAAACATTGAGACCATAAGCTGATTAATCATCTGTAAAGTCTCTTTTTCTCTTGTGGCCCATTGACCTAATTTAGGTTTCTCTGGAACCATTAGAGACGGAAACTTGTATGGAGCGGTTGTCATGCGGAATTTTGTCGATGATCCATGAACGGCTTTTGATAAGGTCGCATACTCCTTTTTTAGCAAGGCAATGCCGGAAAGCTCATCAGGAATGGAATCATAAAGAGGATGGCGTTCTAAATAACTTCTATATTCACTTATAGGGAGTTGGCTTTTCCCTTTTTCCCAAAGCATATATTCGACCGGGTGGTCCTTGTAAAATAATCCGAATAAAACGTTTTCCACCGCCGACCGTAAAGACTTCAAGGCAGCTCGCCAAGAACCTATCCTGGCGAAGGCATGTGATAACAGCGCATCGTTTTGTGCTTCAATAAAAAAATCCAAACTTTCAGGAGATATTGTTCCTTCCAGCACATAGGCCCTCCATGCTTCTAAGCTGGAGAGCCTATTGTAACTTGCAAGATATATCGATTTATTCCCTTCAAGGCTTTTGAAAGACACCGAGAATGATGAGTGCAAATCAGAGCTGAATAAATCAAAACTTTTTTCCAGCTCTTTTTCTAAGGTTTTCAT